CCCGTGGGCATTCAATCGCATGTCCTACGACGCCGCCCGGCGCACGCTGTACATCTTCGACGAGGCCCGGGGTAATAAGCTGCAGAATGACTACACGGCCCGGCTCGTGAAAGAACGGGTGGCCCCGGGCGAACTGATCCTTGCGGACCTCGCGGACGAAAAATCCTGCGCGGATTACCGCAGCTACGGCCTGCGGTGCTGGCCCGCCCGGAAAGGGCCGGGCAGCCGTGAGCTGGGCGTGCGGTGGCTGCAGGGGCTGAACGCCATTGTGATCGACCCGGTAAAATGCCCGTGTGTGCTGCAGGAGTTCCTGGAATGGGAGTACGAGGTAGCGCCGGACGGCACGGTGCTGGGTACGCTGATGGACGCAAACGACCACGGCATCGACGCGGCGCGGTATGCCTGCAGCCGCATCTGGCAGAGAAAGGGCGCGTGACAAATGAAGCTGAAGGACTGGCTGCTGAAGAAGTACCTGCCCAGCTGGGCGGTGCTGGAATACGGCGACGCGCTGGCGGCGGCGCAGAAGCGTGTGCGGGAGCTGGAGGCGGAAAACCGGCAGCTGCGGGCATACATCAACGGAGTGGAACGCGGGCTGCGGGCAAAGCAGCCGGAAATTCGGATCGAAAGGAGTGACGGCGGATGAACGCAGTCGTAAGGGCGCTGTTTGACGACGCCGCCATCACAGGGGCGCAGGCGGCGGGGCTGAAGGACACCAGCACAGCGGCTATGCGGGCGGCGGTGCGGGAGTGGTTCGAGCTGTTCTTCATGCGTGAAGCGGTGAAGGGCAAGGACGAAGACCCGGCGCAACGCATCCCCTACACCATCACCAACAAACTGACAAAGGCTTGTTTTGCGGAGTACGATTCCAGCTTTATGGAAAACGGCACCGGAAAAACAGCGTGGCTGGACGGGCAGCGCAGCCTCATCGACGCCGAAAAGCAGGACGTGCTGCAGTGGGTCATGGTGGGCGGCGAAGGCTTTTTGAAACCTGCACCGGACGGCACGGGGCGGCTGGCCTACCATGTGGTAAGGCGCGACTGCTACAACGTACTGGCCCGCGGGCCCCGCGGCATCACGGACGTGCTGATGAGCGAGCGGAGCCGGGCGGGCTCCGACTACTACACGCTGCTGGAACGCCGGACTGTGGATGGCAGCGGGTATCTGACCATCCGGTACAAGCTGTATGTGTCGGAAAACAGCAGCACACTGGGGCATGAGGTGCGGCTGGACAGCCTGCCGCAGTATGCGGCGCTGGCCCCGGAGCACACCTACAGCGTGCCCTTCGGTGGGCTGGGCATGACCTACATCCGGCTGCCGATGGCAAATAACGTGGACGGAAGCCCGGACGGCGTGAGCGTATACGAGGGCGCGGTGCAGCTGATCCACAACATCTACAAAAACGAGTACCAGCTGGGGCGCGAGTTCGAGCTGGGGCGCAGCCGGATCGTGGCGGGCTCGGATATGCTTATGACGCCGGGCCCGGAGGGCGGCGTGATGCGGCTGAAGGACGACGTGTTCGTCGGGCTGGACGGCGACGCCAGCGTGGGCATGACCATCTTCTCCCCCACGCTGCGGGATGAGAGCTTCGAGCGGCGCAAGCAGAGCTATTTAAAGGCGTGTGAGAATATCATCGGCCTGAAACGCGGTATATTGTCGGACGTGGAGGCTGTGGAGCGCACGGCAAAGGAGATCAGCAGCAGCGAGGGCGACTACAGCCTGTCGATCATGGACCTTCAACGGATGTGGTACGACGCACTGATGGAGACGCTGCGCATCACGGACCTGTGGGGCCAGGCGCTGGGGCTGTGCGACGCCCAGGCGGTGGATCTGGAGCAGCTGCTGAGCGTGAGCTGGGGCAACGGCGTTTTGTACGACGCAGACAAGGACTGGGCGGACACGCTTTCGATGGTGGAGGCCGGCCTGCTGAAGCCTGAGCTGGCGCTGGCGAAAAAATACGACCTGCCCTGTGAGACGCCGGAAGACCTTGCGGCCATCCGGGAGAAATATATGCCGGAAATGGTCCAGCTGACCGCCCAGGCCGGGCTGAGGTGACGTCATGGCACTGACGCCGGAAGAGATCGACGGGCTGCGGGAACTGATCCTCGCTGTTTACGGCCCCGTCACGGAAGAGCTGCTGCGTGACCTGTGCCGGTGCATTACCGCCGCCGGACAGATATCGTCCGGCGATGAATACAAGCTTCTGCTGGCAAAAAGCCTTGCCGGAGCGGACGATGTGATCGCGGACACGCTGCGCAGGCAGACAGACCTCACCGACGACGCGGTGGAGCAGCTGATGCGCTGGGCCGCGGAGAAGACCGCGCCGCTGGAGGAAAACGAAAGCCTGCGGAACATTGCCGAAGCCTATGTAAAGGTGACGCGCAAGGAAGTGGCCAACGTGCTGGGCCAGCTGGCCGCGGCAGATGTGGACGGCCGGGTGTATCCTATTAAAGATGTATACCGGCGCACGATGGACTATGTGTTCCGGGAGGTCTCCAGCGGCGCGAAGACGCCGGAGGAAGCTGTGCGGCGTGCCACGCTGCGCTTGTGGCAGCGGGGCATCCGCACCGTCGACCGCTCGGACGGGCGCACTTTTTCCGTAGAGTTCATGGCCCAGCGCGCCATTATGGCGAAGATGGGCGAAATGACCACGGCCATCAATGAGAAGCATCACGACGACGGCGGGTGCGACGGCTGGGAGATCAGCGCGCACAGCGCCAGCGCGCCGGACCATGAGCCCTATCAGGGGCGGCAGTACAGCGATAAGGAATACAAGCGGCTGAACAGCCGCCTGCAGCGGCGCATCGGCACGCTGAGCTGCAAGCACATCGCCTGGCCCATCAAGCTGGGTGTGGACAGTCCCCAGTGGACGGATGAGCAGCTGGCGGAGATGGCGCGGGAAAACGCGAAGGGCGTCACCTACGAGGGCAGGCACTACACCCAGTACGAAGCGACGCAGCAACAGAAAGCGCTGGAGAACAGCATCCGGCAGTGCAAGGACCGTATTGCCGCGGCGCAGGAGGAGGGCAAGCTGGGCAGCGGAGAGCTGCGCAGCAGCCGCATCCTTCTGCGGCAGCTGAATGCGGAATACAAGCGGTTTTCGGCTGCGGCCGGGCTGCGCACCGCGCCGGAGCGGCTGCGGGCGGCTGGGCTGGGCCGGGCGCTGAAGGCAAACGGCACGCTGGAAATGCCGCGTCCTGCAGGTACGCTCACAGGCAGCGGCGGTAAGCTGGATGTGGAAGAAGCCCGGAAAAGCTATTCCGCGTATCTTGACACCTTGACGGATGCGCCGGAAAAGAATATGGTATGGTTAAGGTATTTTACAGAAAAGAATCCCACTGAGTACATGGAGGACGGCACACTGG